TATCATAGTAACGGAAGTGAACATTACTCAATGCACCATAGAGAGAGTTCATGAGAATTTTGATTGCCATCTGCTGATTGTCATAGGTACTGATACGTTTTTCAATTTCATATCTTTTAAATTTATCAGATTTGTCCATGTCTTCAAGTTCTTGTTTTGCCTGAAGCATATCTTTCTTAATCTGAGAACGTTCAGCATATAACTTATCAATGATGTTTGGGAACACACCCTTCTTTTGATTTGAAAACAATTGACCAGTAGCAGTCATGCCATGATTTTCTGGAATATCAAACTGAGTTTCTTTCAATAATGAATCAACATTTGCTCCGGGCATAATACCATTGACAATCGTTTCTGGACTCATATTATATTGCATAATCAAATGTGGATAGAGACTGTTGAGGTCAAAAGAACATACCCACTTGTGCATACCCTTGATTGGATCTTTGACATAAGCGCCTTCGATGCTTCGGTCATTCATTACTGGTTTCTGTTCAGTAAGAACGATGTTCTGCTTCTGAAGGATGTTATAGATGTATGTATCCCATATCTTTGTTGAACCGAAAGCCACATCATAGTTTACATTTGCTTTATGAGCCAAAGTCATACACAGAGAAATCAAACCCATCTTATCATCAAGACGTTCTACCAACTGAACATCTTTGATGTTGTAGTCAATAAACTTCTGATGGTCTTTCGTGTAGAGTTCGTTGAGAGACGCAAATTCAGAGTAGTCAATCTTCTTCTCACCAAGAATCACACTCGCAACATGATTGAGCGAATAAGATTCCATTGTAACGTATGTGAACTTTTTAAACAATCGCATATAGTCAAGTTGCGACATACCAGAAATACTGAATGAAATCTCGCCAGTATACTTGTCTGTTCTCATTGAAGGCACGAGACGATTAATTGAGTATCGCTTCGTTTCTTCTTCGCCGAACAATCTTGTTGTACGATTGATAAGATATGGAATATCAAACCCTTCAGAGTTCCAACCAGTGACAACATCTGGATAGTTCATCTGCCAGAATGCAAGAAATTTTGTCATCAAGGCATGTTCGTCTTTGCATTGAATATAGTCAATCTTGATATCGTTTATCATACATTTTGAAGAATCATACTCGCCGATGCCCCACGTATGATAGATGTGGTCTACATTGTTCTTAACCGTAATCGCAGTAATAGGGAATGCCGCATCTTTAGGATGAGGAAAGCCTTGGTCAGATTCAACTTCGATATCAATGAATGTGACATTGAGAATTGATCTGTCAAACTCGCAGCCGTTTGGAAACTTCTTGTTAATGAACTGAGCAACATAGTCAGTATTACCATAGACATTGAAGTTGGATGCAGTATGAGTTTCAATGAACTCTTTACATTCTCGCATCGAACCAGGTTGAATGGCATCGACGTTAGTGCCATCAAGAGTTCGATACTTTGATGGTTTGTTGGTTGCAAGAAAAAGAGTAGGCTCGAACTTTTCACGAGTCACTACTCTTCTGTCGTTTTCATAACCAACATAGAGAATGCTGGAACCATAACGAGATACATTTGTATAGAATTTTGTCATGTAGATATATTACTACTTTCATAATCAAATGTCAATAATTATTGTACAAAAGAACTTCGGTTGCCTTCTTCGCTTCAAAACTATCTTTAAGTTTTTTTCTTCTACCCGCAGTATATGTAACAGGGAAAGTTTTCATATTCAAATCCTTTTTATTTTTTTCAAACCATCCATCGGATGAATCTCTATTACATATAAAAACTTTTTTTTGATTATTAGAAAAATCAATCAGTCTTAAAAGTTCTTCATCAGTAAATTTGTTACCATAATCTGCGTAGCTATCTCGATACGGAGGATCAAAAAAATAAAACGCATCATTTAAACAACAAGCGGCATCCCAGTTACCAGAGCGTATATCAACTTTCTGTAAAACTTCATTCCACCATTTTAAAACATCTCTATCATAGATCATATCTTTTTGATTCATTAACCCCGGTGGAGTTCCATAACGACCATTTGTGTTTTTATTTAATTGATATATTCCATTGAAACCAACTTTCATTAAAAAATAAAGAGTAGCAGCTTCTTTTGGTTTAGACCATTTTTCATAATCATATGCGTGTTTATTTCTAACATCCATAAAATATTGCCAACGTTCATCTCGTTTGACATCTTTTCTATTTAACTTTGGTATATACTGACTTTCAAGATAATTTAATCGCTTGATGAACTCATCATAATTATTTTTTATACAATCATATATACGAATAATATCTGAGTTAACATCATTTATGATTACGTTATTAGGATTATAATTTTTCATTACGTAAATGAACATCGCACCAGCACCAAAGAACGGTTCACAATATTCATTTATGTGATCAGGCATTAGCGGCAAGTAATGCTTTAGCATTTTATTCTTGCCGCCAGCCCATACAAAGAGTGGTTTCATTATTAATCTTCTTCGCTTAACATTTCAGTTTTAACTTTAGAAGGATCACCCAATCCAAACCTAGCTAGTGTGTCCTCTCCTATTGTAGCACCCTCAATGATTTTATGTACTACACATAATGTATTCAGAATTATAAAGCATTTTTATTCTCCATATTTGTGTTTAGTGTCGGCATATGACATTGCGTCACCGACAGTATATTATATAAGATTTGTTTTGTCATATAACTACGTTAACATATCCGTCTGCAATAGCTTGTGTATCTTTACCTCTACGCATAACAGGACTAAAGTTAAGGTATAGTCCATCGATATTGTCTACATCGGCAATATTTACAACTTTACGCCTTTCAACATCAATATAAATGATATTGTTGAAGTTGTCAACACGTTTATACTGCTTGAGTGCAAACTTACCTACAGCAGAGTTAAATGCTTTAGAATCTTTATACGCACCTTCAACTACTTCTTTTGAAAGTTCTGTTGTGTCACAACCAACATACAACTCTTTGAAGTAACCAGTATATACATTTGGATCTTCGATTGATCGGATATGTTGTTCAAACAGTTTCTTAGATTTCTTTCCAGGCACAGTACCTTTGAAATACTTTTTGTTAAGGACGTCAACTAAACCCTTGTCAGTCAATCCAGTTTTTACAGGCTTAAGGCTTGCACCATTTTTCTTGATTTCCACCTTTTTATTATCATCACCAAACTCACCATCGGAACTGTTTGAGTAACGATATTTGGAAAATATCAACGGTAATGCAAGTTCACCAGCACCGACGCCCTTGCCGTTGTTACCCAACAGGATATCAAATAGCTCCATGAAAATCTTGTCAGCTTTTAAAGATTGACTGATAAGATCGTCAATCTTGCAACGGAAGTTAGTGTTGAGGATAGAAGTGTCAGTAAGGTTTTCTTCGTTTTCCAACAGAGTTAGAGTAGTGTCAGCACTGCCATAGCCAAGTGCTTCGAAGTAGATAAGATAAGCCTTAAAATCACTCTCAAATCGCTCTGCGGCAACGTGTCCACAGATACCACGTTTGATAAGTAGTTCATCGGCTCTGTTTAAAAGTTCTTTCATAATATTTACTTTTTCAGTTTCAATTAATATAGAAATAATACTACATTTTAATAATGATGTCAATAGAAAACTATCGGAATGAGTTAGACCCAAAATTCCAATCAAATTGGAGTTACTATAAAAATTCATTCCGATAGTTATAGGGGTAATCAAGGAGTTAGGATAAAAATTCCAATCAAATTGGAGTTGCATAAAAAATTCCTTGATTATTTGAAATATTCCTCCAAATTAGATTTGGGAGTATTTAAGTAATCACGCATTGCTTTAACAGTCTGTTCATAAGCAATTCGGCAAGTTGTCATGATAAACTTTTTAAGTTCATGGTGCTTAAAATTTGATGCATCCATATACTTATCACCATAAATATCTTGAAAATAAATTTTAGACAATGATTTTGTTCCATGATGATAAAACTTTGGGCGAAGAAAGCCTGGTTTCATATGAAAGCCAGAAGATATCATTCCAAACTGTTTGATCATTTTAAATCCAACCGGATTGTTCGTTAATGGATTTACATATCTGTTTCCATCTTGGTCAATCAATAGCATCATACAAGAAACATATTGAGTGTGTTTAGATGGGTTCTTCCATTTGTTTTTTTTATTCTTTTCAATACCAAGAACATCTAACAATGAAAGTTCAATATATTTTTCATTAAATGTGCCACACGCTATACCACTAATAATCTTACCATGATTGGAACCAGAATTTGAATTATGATTTCTTAATCGATTAGCAACAGCATCAATACAATCATATTCAAAGGCAATTTGACCAGGCACAGTATTTTTATATTCAACATTTTCTGCTGAAACAATACGAGAAGCATCCTTTAACTTTTGCTTATAAAGATTACCTGCTGTAAGCAATGTTAAGTTTTCTAAATCGATGTCTTCATTTGGATCATGAAACTCAACATTCTTTGCACGTAATGCTACATCCCAAATATGTGGGTTATCATTTATTGTTTTATTCCAGGAAAGAAGATCGACTTCATCAGTCTTTTCTTCATTTGAATAATACAGTTTTCTCCATTTATGAATTGATTTTTCGGGCAACAACCTCAGTTCAATGCCACGTTCTTCACATAATGAATAAAATTCTGTAATTTGAGTTTCGTCTTTCCATGATTGTGATGCAGACCATTTAGAAATTCTTGCACCATGTGCAGATTCAATCGCTAAATCTCCTGGTTCTTCCATCCACGTAAGTGATCTAAATTCATCTAATGAAAGATTCTTAATAAATTCGTCTTTCATTCTATCATATATGTGATATTTTTTACTACCATAATCTGCAATATATCTTGGTGTCATTATAAATTCCTTTCAAGGAGTTAAGTTAAAATACAGTAAGGAGTTAGCAACAAAATTCCAATCAAATTGGAGTTACTCTGAAAATTCCTTACTGTAAAATCAGTATATTATATTCATTCAACAAAGTCAATAGAAAATTAGTAGAAAACTATCGGAATGAGTTAGACGAAAAATTCCAATCAAATTGGAGTTACTCTCAAAATTCATTCCGATAGTTATTCGAAAAAAGAGGGAGCTTCGGAAGCTCCCTCTCTCGTTTATTCTTCAGTCAGAAGTTCTGGTTCTGACTTTACTTCAAGCAGTTTATCTCCGGTCGTAACCTCAATTTTCTTAGGCTTTTTACTATCGGGGATAATGTTTTTAAGGCTGATCGTGAGCATACCGTGTTCGAGATGTGCTCCTTGGATTTCAATTGTGTCAGCAAGTGTGAATTGCCGAGTGAAGGATCGATTAGCAATCCCTCGATGAAGAAGATTAACTTCATCTTTTTCTTCCACCTTTCCAGTGACTGAGAGTTTTGCATCCTCAAGCGTCACGTCAAGATCCTTTTCAGTGAATCCAGCCACTGCTATCTCAATAGAGTAGTGGTCTTCATCCTGTTTGAGAATATTATATGGTGGGTACTTTGATACTGGTGTTTCCGCTGCTCTGTGAAGATCATCAATATGTCTCCAAAGACGGTCAGCACCAACAAAGAATGGGTCAAATTTACGAATTGAATCATATGTAGTCATAGCTACCTCCTTAATAAGCGAGATTTATGTTACGAGGACCCATTAGGCATCCTCACTATTATTTATACATTATCGTCAATCATGTACATACTTTTTAGTTTTTTCCAAGTTTCTTTCCAGTCTTTCACTTGAAACACTTCACCTTTTCCCTCATCGATAATTCTTTTTGCAAGAGTGTAATCGTTACCACCCTCTTCAGTCTTATCAGCAAAGAAAGTGATCTTGTCTTTGTTTTTAAAATTATCTAATATCTGTGCTTTGTCTTTGCCTTTTGGAAAGATATCGATACTAATTTCTCCACCAACATCTGCTTGGAGTTCGTTAGCCCAACGCCAGTTGATTGCCGTAGCAATCTGTGACCGTTCGTTGTGCTTCTTATCCCATTCATAATATAAGTCTCGTTGTTCTTGAGTCGCATCTCGACCAACAACTGAGAAGTTTACCATACCAGGTCTGCGCTCAATATGATTACCACACTTTTCTGTATAATGTGTATGCTCCAAACAAATCTCAAGATAATCAATTAACGTATCTGGAGCAGTCCAACCTGTAGTGGATTGAAGTTTTCCATTCTTGTAAATTTCATTACCAGAACAATTAAACGAGTATTGTGCAGCAGCAAATACATCGGAACCAACTTGCTCAATGGTCTTTGCACTGTCACTACCCGTAACAAAACACACTTTGAATTTCTTTTGAAAATTTAAAAAGTATTGTTTGAATTTTGGATTCATTGTGCCACGGCTTGGTGTCAATGTTCCATCTACGTCAAAAAGAATAATGTTCATGATATAAAGTTAGCGAGGGGTAGGAAAAGGAGAAAAAACTACCCCTCGCATTACCTTATGCTGCCGCTAGAGCACGGTAGCCAGCAGCAA